CGGCCGTTGGTTTGGCTAAATTGTATCTTGCTTTGATACAACCAAATCAATTATTGTCATTTATGAATAAGCCATTACTTTGGGCGCAAACAAATAGCAAATTTATTTTTAAGTCAATTGGAGGGTGTACGATTTGCACAATTCAACGCTTTTTAGACTTTTCATTTATTATGATAGTTTTTACAAATGATTTTAACTATTGGCTTATATTTCCTTTGTATTGCTTGTATGGTGGCTTAGGCTACTATATCGCATCAATTCAACAAGAACAACCTACACAACCTAAAGAAATTCATCAAAAAATAGAGTTATGATGCAAAGACAAGCCCCATTGGGCGTACACAATACGATTATCATTTATGCCGATTCGGAGTATATTAATTTCACTTCATTTGATGCAGGCGAAGTATTCACAAAGGCGGGCAAAGATGTAACATCGGGTGTCGAACTAATAGCGGGCGAATTTTTTGATAATACCCAAAATGTAATTTGTGACGATACCGAATACATTACAGACGAGGCGGGCAATGTTTATTTTAAAGTAGTTAACTACACATCTGTTTTCACTTCTTCACCTTCAAGATCATAAAGTATGATTTATCAGAATTTAGCCACGGGCGAAAAACTAGAAGATTGCGAATTTTTAGCATATCTACAAGAAAAGGAATTTGATTGTTGTAATTATTATGCCGTTTGGATTAGTTCAAATGATAATCGAACTGAGTACGGATGGTTGCAATATTTCAATGAAAACCCTCCTGAATGTGGTAACCCGCCCGTTAACGCAATTGCCCCAACAACAACGGGTAATGATTATGTAGGTCAAGTATTATCTACAACTAATGGGGCTTGGGTAGGCACAGCCCCAATTACATTGACTTATAAGTGGCAGCGTGACGGGGTTGATATTGTCGGGGCTACTAGTTCTACGTACACAATTACAAGTTTAGACGCTGACCAATATATAACATGTACTGTAACTGCAACCAACGATTTTGGTAGTGGTTCGTCAGTAAGTAATCAGGTGTTAGTATCTATTAATTGGGGTTTAGGGTGCGCTAAAAATTGGGGTGCTTCTACAAATGCTGTATGGGGTGTGTAATTAAATAAATAAGCATGAATATTGAATTAAACGAAAAAAATCAAAGTCGAATCAAAGAACTGATTGCGCAGCGTGATAGAGTTATGGAGGCATTAACAGAAACCATATCCGTAATATTAGACTCAAAAGATATAGATTATACGGGCATGAAAGCGGATATTGACAAAGAAATTAAAAACATAATACTTACAAAAAATGGCGAATCTAAATAGCACAAACGTAGGACTTAATTACAAAGGAATACTCAACCTAGGGGCTACAATCAACACTCCTTTATCAACAACATTAGAGGAAGTTACAGACGGTGACGGAGTTTCTAGTCCGTTATCACTTGCAACCAATAGAATTGGTATGGCTTTCCCTGCATTAACTGGGTCTTCTGCAACTAATGCCCTAAACATTACCCAAACATGGAATACAACAGGCAGCCCAGCTCTTATTCAAGGGACTGTAACAATTACTGCAAGCGGTGCTGGTAGTTCTTTACTTCGTTTAGGTACAAATGTAAATCCAAATATATTTAATGTAAGCCTATCAGGTACAATAATATGTGGAAGTTCTATAAATTTCGGCAGTAATTATTTATTTTCAGGTACATCAGGGATAATTAAACTTGCAAATGCTAGTGCTAATGATTTCAACAGACTTCAATTTGGTGGGGCTACTTCTTCTTTCCCTTCTATTAAAAGAAATGGTACAGGCTTGGATATAAAATTAGCAGATGATAGTGGCTTTACATTCATACAAGATTTATACAGACGTATTGGGAGTGGAACTCCAGAGGGTGCTGTAACTGCACCAATTGGGGCTATGTATAGCCGTACAGATGGAGGCGCAGGAACTTCGTTTTATGTTAAAGAAAGCGGTGTTGGCAATACAGGGTGGGTCGCAAAATAAAATAATATCTATAAAAAATTCAAATTAACAATAAAAACAAGCAACAATGGGAAACGAGAAAGAAGTCACTATCCAAGGCGATAGTGTAATCGAAAAGCAAATAGTGTCAACCACTTACGATAAAACCGAATATTTGGCGCAAAAAAGGCAAGAATTAGCCGACCATAAGGCTGGCGTAATTGCATATAATGAAGCCGCTGACGCTAAGCGCGACGAGTTAGAAGATTTAATCAATTCACTTCAAGAATAAGTTATATGGCCAATTAGCCGAAATCATAATTTATTCAGGTAAACCACCTGATTCAATTATTGAAACCGATACTTTTACACAAAACACAAAATTCAATATTTAAGATGAAAACATCAAAATTCCTTCGATTAAACTGGCGTGACTTCTTAAATGGGGTTATTGTGGCCTTAATATTGGCGGCTATTCAATATGTATGGCCTGTTTATCAATCATGGCTTAAGTCGAATACATGGAGTTTAGATATTGATTTCATGGCCTTAATTAAATCGATGGTAGAAGTGCTTTTTGCTTACTTGCTTAAAAACTTATTGACACCTGAAAACAAAACTTTATTTCAATTACTATTTAATAAAAACAACATGGACCCGATTAATTACGAAGAAGCCATTGCAGCGGCTGAAAATATTGACGATTTAGGCGCTTTAACCGAATTACCTGAAGAATACTATGGTGTTTGGGTAGCGCGTTACAATGAATTAGGATTACCTGAACCGGTGCCCACGATTGACGCAATACGTGCAGGAAGTGTAGGAACTAGTGGACCAAAAAAATAGTGAATATGTCAATGAGAATGCGAGGCAAACTTTACATGGCATACTTCCCATTCGTTTTGGTATGCTGTCAATTTATAATTAATTGTTTGTTTCTTTTGGGTTTGGATAATCAAACATTCCTTTATTACGCAAACGCATTATTTGGCACAAATTTCTTCTTTGCGGTGTTCCTAGTATGTTATACTCAATTCTTTTATTTCTGCCGAATATCGAAGTGGGCAGCCTTTGTTGAGGTGTTACTAGCTATTGATGTAATTGTAGCGCATGACGAAAATATTTACAACCTAATTTTTCAAACCATCATTTTAATAGCTGCTATCATGCTCACACTTCTACAATACTCAAAAGTTTTCCCGACTTGCTTAATGTCACTTCATACATTATTCATTAAAAAGGTATTTACAAACAAATTTGACTGTGTAAAATCGTTAGAAGACTTCAAAGACGCTAGCTATAAAACTCACCTAAAAAAATATAGTCACCATGGCAGAAACCCCACTTGATTATTGGCATGAAATTAAAATTGGAGGCGTTGGGGCGCTTATAACTGCTATTGTTGGTTGGTTTGGTTCTATCGTAAAAAACACTTTGAAAAAGATTGATGATTCCGAAAGCACAAAAGCCGAATTGCACGCGTATAAGAACGAGGTAGAAATAAAGCTGACCGACATCAAAGAAGATATTAACGAACTAAAAAATAAGCGCAAATGATGGACAACGACACTAAATGGGTGCTGAAGGTTGTATTAATCATTGCGGCGGTGTTCACAGCTTGTATTTTAACAGCTATAAAATTACCATTATAAATTAAACCACCATGAGAGTAAAAGTAACAGCTACGAATCTGAACATTCGTAAATACCCAAACACAAGCGGCGCCGTTTTGGGTGTATTATCGAAAGGTGTTGAAGTGGAAACACTAAGCGAGACCGAGGGTTGGTATAAAATAGAGGCGGGGTATATCAGTGCGAAATATTGCGAACCTTTAAATAACGGTACAACGCTAAACCTTGCCGACCGGATTATAAGTGTCGCACGGGGGCAGCTAGGTAATGCCGAGATCCCGCGAGGCTCGAATTGGGGCAAGCATGTAGAAAAATATCTTGCAAGTGTTGGTATTACATTTCCTGCAGCATGGTGCATGGGGTTTGTTTATTGGTGCGTAAACGAGGCGTGCAAAGAGGCAGGAGTTGAAAATAAACTATTCAAGTCGGGCGGCGTGCTGAATGTTTGGAGTAATACACCAAAGTCAATGAAGCACACGACACCGAAACGAGGTGACATTTTTATTATGGATTTCGGAGGCGGTAAAGGCCACACGGGAATCGTTGCCTCGGTAGAAGGTAATCGCATACAGACGATTGAAGGCAATTCAAATGATGAAGGTAGCCGTGAAGGTTATGAGGTTTGCCGTAAACCAAACGGCAGACCGATTTCAAGTATAAAAGGATTTATTCGGTTAGATATTTAACTCGGTTTTTTCATGGTAAGTTGAACGCCTGGCTTTTCTAAGTCGGGCTTTTTTTATTTTAAAATTTATTTTTAGCGTGAAAGCTAGTAAAATCAACGGTTTAGCTATAATCGTAAAAATATTTTCAAAAAAACTTTGAATAAATTGTGAAAAAATCAAAAGTTAATTTATCTTTGTGAAACAAAAGCAAAAAAATCATGACGACATCACAATTCATCGAATCTTTACCTATCCCGTTTGTAATCTTTTCGGGTGTGGTTCTAGTATTAGTGATTGCATTCGCTGGATGGCTTGCTTTAGCAGACCCAGCCTATAAAGATTTCGAAAAATCATTCGATAACGCAAACAAACTATTTGAAGATGAGCAATACTAGAGAATACAACCCAAACCCAACACGCCGCGAAGTACTTGAATTCATGTTACAAGAAGACGAGCGACGATTAGCCGTGGCGACCGATGCCGAACAAATTGCATCTTTAAAACGATACCAACGGAAACACGAATATGAGTTAAAACACATCAACAACACAACAGGAAATTTTAACTAAAACAAAATAAAAATCATGGCACTAAACGCAATCGAAACCCACGAAGAAATTTGCAAATGGATTGAATCATCAATCAATGAAAAGCAACTAGACGTATTAACGCTATTTGTAACCGACACATTTAGTAAACGATTCCCGCCCGAGGTGAATAAGCTACATACTCAATTCATTGAGCATATGCTACACAAAATTGAGGCTAAAAGAATCCGTGAACGTGTTGGTCAACGGTTCCCGGTAACTGATGAAATTGAAGAACTAGACGGTAATATTACCTATACACAACCGGTCAGCAACCACTAAACACAAAAAAAACGCGGCCAACCAAAACCGCGTTTTCAAATCAGATCAATAATAATATCAGAGGCAAATATAGATATTATTCACGAAAACAAAAAAATCATGCAAAAAAAAGACAATAGAGGCGGGAAAGGACGCGGCCAAGGACGTAAGCCAAAGACTTATAAAGAAACAATTGTAAGTAAAAGTTTCTCAATTCCTGAATCAAAGCACTCATTATTCACAGCGCTTGCAAAAAAAGAACGCGCCAAAGTTGAGGTAAAGCCAGCTCCAAAAATGAAGGCGGTTAAATAGTATTACTGCTAACGTTTTGCGTGTTTATGTCAGGCGGGCATAGCACGAACATTAATATTAACCGCAAGCTGTCCGCCCGCTTGCATAAACACGCTGTTAGCAGCAGTTATATTTTATGGAAACAAATGTAAAAGAATTTCACCAGGCTGAATTTGAATTAAAAATTGATACAATTATTCAGCAGTTAAGCGACAAAGATTGTCAAAGAGTAGAATTTTTAAGAGGTATGCTCGCAGCTTACAGAGAGATAGTAGAAACTCGTCAAGGATGGGTAAAAAAGCAAGTTAATGACTACTTCTAATAATTGCTTGTAACGTTCCGCATATAAACGATGTAGCGTTTAAACTAGCCTAAAGTATCGGTTTATGACTTAACAAACCAAACACAAAAATAACATTATTAACAACACCGAAGTAGCTATATTGTTTATATGCTGTTATAACTTCGGCTTAATTACAAAAATATGAAAGCAATAGAAATTAGAAAATTTTTAACCGATTTGGATGATGTAGATTTTAGATATTTAAACATTCAGTTATCAATGGCTCGTGATGCAAGAAACTTAATTCAAGAATTTAATTTATCAAAAGAAAAGTTTTGTGAATTACTTGAAATTAGTCCACGTGAGTATCAAAAATATATTAATGGAGGTTTCAATTACGATATTAATAAAATGGCAATTATGCAATGTGTTTGGGTTAAATTAAGAACAGAACAAGCAAAAAAAGAAGCTGAAACTAATTTAACTGGAGTTGCTAAAAGCTGAGTTATAACGTCAAAGCATTGGCGAAGGCAGGGAATAGCAGTACTTCTGTTCAATTACTTACCAATGCTCAATAGGATTACAAATGTTCAAAAAATGCACGTCTGCCCCCATTTTGGCAACACTATGTTAGCGGTATGTGCCTTGTTAAACTGATTAAATTTAAACAAATGATAAACACACATTACAGAGCAAAGTCAAACGGATTATGGGTTTTTGGCGACTTATACAATAATTGTGATAGAGGCGTAAACCAAAACTTCATAGTAAGAGATAATGAAGAACTTGGAACTGGCGACCATATTTTAATAGATAGTTATACTACTGGAATATCCATTTGCACAATGGTTTCAGATAGGGCTGGAAACTTAATTTATGAAGGCGATTTTTTAAGAGATGAGGAAACAGACGAGGAAGGAAATAAAATAGTTAGTTACTATCCTGTTGTTTACAATAAAGATACTGGTTGTTGGTGCATTGATAATTCCTACTATAAAAACAATAGTAATTTAGTGCCAATGATTGATTATTTCGGTAGCGATATGCAAGTAGATGGAAACATTTTTGATAACCCTGAAAGGTTGCCTAAAATAAATTATGATGATAATAAAAGTCCGTCAGATGGATTGCCATTTTAGGGTGTCTGTTGGCATTACCACTAACGTTTCGTGGCTTTGTCTTGTTGCCGATTAAACACAAGGCAAACTTTAATTTAAAAACATAAAATGGAAAATACAAAAATAACATTAAATGAAGCCGAAAACGGCAATAAGTCAAAACCACTGTTATATGATGTTTCTTTATTAGAGAGTGGTAATTATTACAGAATAAACGGCACAAAGAAAAAATTATATTGGGATGGAGAAAAGTGGATGAAGCCAATAAAAGATAGTAGAGGAAGTTACGATGGATGGATTGCTCCATTAGACAAACAACCGACTAATTTTAAATTTGCACAAGAAATTTCAATCAGCGACCTGTACGAGTGAAATATCATATAACGTTTACGGCTTGGCGAAGTGGGGGAATTATACCCACAAAAGCCGATTAGAATTACTAATGTTTAAAAACTTACAAAAGATGAGTACAGAATTTCCTGATTGGTATCAAGCTGAATTAAATTCAACTGCTGACGATACTTCGTCAAGCCAAACTATAGCCAAACCCAATGTTGTAGGCAGTTTAGTCAACCCACACGATAGGTTTAAAAACGCAGCCTTATTTCTTTGTGGTTATTTGTCATATCCAAATGAAAGAATTGATGAAGTTGCAAGTATAATAAGGCGTTACGCTGCATTAAATGAGCCTTATGAATTATGTACTTGTCAAAAATGCAAGCAAGTAGTTGAGTTACAATTTTATGAAGGCGATGATGAAGAATGCAGCTATCCACATTATCATTGCCCTAATAGTAATTGTAGAGCAAACTATTACGATAAGTCCGGTAAAGAGAGATGGGAAGAACTTGATGAACATTATAAGGATATTGAAGAACGATATAGAGAGCAACTCGAAGATAGTTGGGATGCTGCTGAATGGTAGCCGTCAAATTGCCTACAACGGATGGCAGCTAATGGATGGCGGCACGGTTAGCACATAGAAGATGCCGCTATACATTAGGTGCGGTTAGGTGAAGATTAAATTACTAAAAATTATAAAAATAATATGCAAAAAACAACTAGAAGCACTCGTCACATGTGCACAAATATTGAAGGATTACTACGTAATATGAAGGGCAAAAAGATAAACTTCTTAGATGATGATAATGGGAAAACTTTATCTGATTCAGAAGCAAGAAAACAGATTGCTGAATTACAAAATAAAGGACATAAGTTAATTCCGTCTGCAGGATGTGAAGGATTTGATCCATTCGGTGGTGGCTGTCCTGGTCACGATTCTGAAGTTCTATATCAAGTTACTGAAATTGAATGGAATTTATTGAATGAGCAAACTGAATTAATGGTAAATGAAGATTTGAAGTTTTCAGATGTTGCATATTTCAATTTTACTAAGTCAGTAATTGAAACAACTGATCATAGAGAAGTTGGGTTCGATTGTCTAAATGAAACAACCTTTTTAAATCTAGTTGGAATTTTCACCTAACGTTTTCGGGCTTGGCGAAGTGGGGGAATTTAACCCACAAAAGCCGATTAGAATTACTAATGTTTAATAAAAATACAAAAGATGAATAAAAGTACAGAAGCCCCCATTTTGCCAAACCGATGTTATGTGCAGCCTTTTTTTGAAACGGCTTCATTTCACATCGTAAAGCCTTGTAATATGCGTTGCAAATTTTGTTATGCAACCTTTGATGATATGCGATTGACAAATCAATTGTCAAAGTACGATGCTTTTCAAATACTTGATAAATTAAAAGAAGCTGGATTGCAAAAAATAACTTTTGCAGGTGGCGAACCTTTACTTTACAAGTGGATTTATGAAGTAATTGTTTATTCAAAAACTATTGGATTAACTACTTCAATAATAACAAATGGCTCGTTATTGACTGATGAGTTACTTGAAAAGTTTAAAGGTAAACTTGATTGGATTGGCGTTTCGGTTGATAGCTTAAATGAAACTACAAATAACTTAATTGGAAGAGCCAATAAAAAGAAAGTTAATTATTTAGATTTATGCTTGAAAATAAAAGAAGCAGGTTTTAGATTGAAAATAAATACCGTTGTAAATTCATTTAATTGGTATGGTGATTTGAATGATTTTATTGACGATGTAAAACCTGATAGATGGAAAGTATTTCAAGCATTAAGAGTTGAAGGGCAAAACGACAAACAATTTGATGAAATAAAAGTTAGCGAAGAGCAATTTGAAAGCTACATAAATAACCATAAACATCAAAAATCTATTGTAATAGAAGATAACGAAGCTATGACTGGAAGTTATCTTTTAATTGACCCACAAGGCAGATTATTTGAAAACTCAAAAGGCAAATACACTTATTCAAAACCATTACAAGATAATGATATAGATATTTGTTTGTCAGAAATAAACTTAAACAGAGAAATGTTTGTCAAACGAGGCGGTATCTATGAATGGTAGGGTGCCGATAAGGTTGCACATAACGTATGGGTATTGGCGAAGTTGCCGAACCTAAAGCTAAATTGAAAAACAAAAGTTGAAATTATGGACGAAAGTTTAATTGAAAAACAGAACGGCAATTTCGCCAATACCGTGTTAGGTGCAGTGCCTTCTGTGGTGTATAATGAGGATTGTGTAGAGGGTTTAAAACGCTTTTCTGATAATTACTTTGACCTTGCTATTGTTGACCCACCTTATGGCATTGGAATAAATAAAGGAGGGCATACATTGGCAGGAAACGGGAACTTTAAAGGAGGAAATTTTAAGGTTGCAGCAAGAAAATACAAAGGCGGAGAATGGGATAATGAGCCACCATCAAAAGAATACTTTGAACAATTATTCAGAGTATCTAAAAATCAAATTGTGTGGGGTGCAAATCATTTTATTGAAAGAATGCCATATAATGCAAGTGGGTGGATTGTTTGGGATAAAGATAACGGAGAAAGCTATCAGGCAGATTGTGAATTGGCTTGGACTTCATTTGATAAGGCAGTAAGGAAATTTAGCTGGAGGTGGTGGGGATTACTGCAACAGAATATGAAGGACAAGGAAATAAGAATACACCCTACACAAAAACCCGTTGCATTATATAAATGGATTTTAGATAATTATGCAAATGAAGGCGATTTGATTTTAGATACACATTTGGGAAGTGGCTCAATTAGATTGGCTTGTAATGAATTAAAATTTCCGTTTACAGGCTTTGAACTTGATAAAGATTATTATGAAGCACAAGAAAAGCGTTTTAAAGATTTTGTCAGCCAACTCCGAATGTTTTAGGGTGTCCGCTGGCATTGCACCTAACTAATGGCTACCCGCTACTCATAGCGGTTATCTACTAAACCAACAAACAAACGAAAATTGAAACCATGGCAAAAATCACAGTTAAAGAATTCAACGAAAAATTCAAGCCGAAAGCAAAAAAGAAGAAAGGCGAAGAAAGTTTGCACGCTCAGGTGTGCCGATACATCGACTTTAAATATAGCGATGTTATTTATACCTCCGATTCATCAGGCGTGAAATTAAACATGGGGCAAGCCGTCAAACTTGCTAAAACGAGGTGCAAAAATTACAAGATTCCTGATCTGATTATTTTGAAACCATGCGGAGGTTTCGATGGCCTAATCATCGAAATAAAGATTAGCGAGGATGAAGTCTACACAAAAAAAGGCCAAATGAGGGAGAATGAGCATATCCAAAAACAATGGCAGTCACTTCAAAAACTATCAAAAGACGGCTACATGGCAGTATTCGGGTGCGGGTATGATAACTGCATAAAAATTATTGATAACTATTTTAAATTATAATCATGACACTCCAACAAATAATGACAGATTTAGTCGAAGCGTACGGATACAAATTCGACGTAAAAAGTAGAAAACGAACATTTCTATACCCTCGATACATTTTCATGCAAATAGCCAAAGATTATGGATTTTATCTCAAAGATATTGGCGATTTCCTGCACGGCAAAGACCATACAACGGTAATCAATGGACTTGGTGTGTACAAAGACCTGAAAGAAGTGCAAGACCAGGAGTTTTTGCGATACTTAGAAAAAGTGCCTAAAAGTTTACTGAAAGAAAGTATCGGTACTGAATTCACCATCGAACAAACAATCAAAATGCCAATAATCCGCAATAATTCGGTGATGGCAATGAATAATTAAAACAATCGCAATAAAAAGTAAATAATGAGTAAAAGCAATCGCAACCCAATTTCAGATATGACACCATCATTAGCAACTTGCATAGGTGTATCAAGTAATAACACGGTCATGAACATCAAATCCGAAACAAGATGGGTAATAATCAGTACTATAACGAATAGGGTATGGCTAGAATATAGCAGATTATCTAAAAAGGAAGTTGTTAAAGATTTTATGGGTTCTGAAAATGAATTGTATTCGTGGTCAGAATTCTCAAAAAAATACAATTGGGACTGCATCAAGGTAAAAATAAGTTTCGAACAAATTAATAAAAAGTAAGGCTACTTCACAGCCATGAAAAATATGAACACAGAAATTAGAACTATTACCACCGATGATGCCAAATTTTGTACGATTCAAAAAAGAGGCTGGCTTAAAACAAGAGGGGTTCAAAGCGTATGAAGGATACCCAATTAAAAACTTCACAAGAGAGGAAGCGGAAGAATATTCCGAATTAATGAAGCAAACATTTATTAAACATTTGGAATCAAAACAAAATAGCCATGAATAACAATAACACAGCAGACGTGGCGTATTTGGATACGTTTAATCCACAGAATATTAGCGTTTTATCAAATTATAAATTTGATGAATCATCACCAATCAATGTCCCCGTATGGGAAAGCAAAGAAATAGACGAGGTTATGCTTTTCGACTGCAAAGGCACCCGGTATGGGTTTAAAATTAAAGAATTAAAAAAACAATCATGAACAAACAGGAATTTATAGCAGCCATAGAGGCAATTCAAAAACAATACGAACACGACATACAATTTGCTGAACATCTTGCAAAAGCGTTTCCCGATGCGTTTAAGGCTAGTTTAATGCCAAAGAATGAAATAGTAGTAGATGCGTTAATAAAGGTGCTACAAACAGAAATGAATGATACCGAAACCTGCAAATACGGCCAAACATGGATTTATTACTTTATATGGGAACTTGATTTTGGTCGAGAAAACTACCGATTAGAAGTGACCGAAAACGGCAAAAACGTGCCTATGTCAAATGCGGGGGAATTGTGGGAATATTTAAACAAAAATAAAAACAAGCAATCATGAGCAAACAAATTAAAGACTACCCGAAATGGGTGCAAGAAAAAGCGATTGAAAGAATGAGAGAGCAGGGGAAAACAATAGATTATCAGACACAATTAGGCGCTGCGTTCCTATTCCTGATTACACGAGAAAGATCTGAACCTTGGTTCGAAGTAGAAAAAGGAAATTATAAACTACTAGCCGACTTCCACGGGATCAAAATTGATGAAAATGGCGAGGAAGTGCGAGAAATGCCGATAATCTCGCAGGATGGGGAAAAAGTAATTCCCAGAAATGTCGCTGACTATTATCAAGAACTTTTCAATCACATGAACGATGAATATGGGTTAATCCTTACTATTTCTGAAATGGATGAAATAATTAGACTATCTGAATTGGTAAAAACGCAAACATTCAAAACAAAGTAAAATGAGAAAATTATTTATAAAAATCGCAGCGGCTGTGATAACATACAGCGCCGCAATATTTCTATTTAGAACGTGCTTAGAGCAATATCGACATGATTTGCCATGGTACGTCCAAAGTCCGGTAGTTTGGATGGGGCTTTATTTACCTCTATTACTTGGGTATGAAACTTTGGCAAAATTAGTTTTAGATACTTTGTCAGGATCAAAACCTACCGAAAAAAGATAGAATTGTTTTAAAAGTGCTACTTTTGGGAAAAGAAAGTAGTATTTTTATTTGATTAATCAAATTTTTTCAAATTATGGCAGCAGGCGGAAAACGAGAAGGCGCTGGGCGTAAAGGGAAAGCCGAAGAATTGAAAACGGCTAAAATCGCAATGGCCGCACTTATTTCAAAATATGGTGACAAGGAAACGGCCTTAAAATCATTAATTGATACTGGAGAACCTAGTTTAATTAAGTTTGTTTACGAACACGCCTTTGGCCGTCCGACTGAGAAACACGATGTGGAATTGAAAACAAACAAAGGCGCTGATAGTATTTTCATTGAAAAATAATGAAGCTAGTAAAAATAGATAGAAATCAATACAGCAAACATTTCATACCGGTACTTGAATCAAACCATAGATATTTAATATTGTTTGGGGGTAGGGGCGGCAGTAAGACTAATCAAATAATTTTAAAGCTACTCAATCTATCGTTTTTAGATGAGCATATACATATCGTATATTGTAGGCATCAGAAAAGAACATTAAGAGATACTACTTTTCAGGATATTGTTAATTATATTAAGAAATCAAAATATAAGGACGTTTTTGATTATTCGGAGGCTTACAATAGCTCGATGATATTCACCAATAAAATTACAGGCCATAAATTAGTTCCATTTGGTTTATCATACGAAGAAAATACAAAGGGTATTTCTGAGGCTACTCATGTGTGGATTGACGAGGTTAATAAATGCACCGAAGACCAAGTAACTATGGTAAATTCGGTACTTAGGACGCCTAACGCAAAAAAACTCCAATTAATACTATCGTTTAACCCAGTAAGCCAAAAGCATTGGCTTAGGAAATTCTTTTTTAGTGAGGATGACGCGTATAAGCCTCATCCTAGGTTTAAAGATAAAATATACGTTCACCATTCGACATATTTAGATAACGAATACATTGACCATGAAGAATATCTAAACACATTAACTTTAAATTATGCAGGACGCCAAAGTCTACTAAATGTAAATGTTCACGGGTTATGGGGTTCAGAAGAAAATAAAAATCCTTGGTTTTACGCGCTCGATGCGAATAAACACTACGGTGTTAAGGATATTGGGTGGAATCGGTCCGAAGTGCTCTATTTAGCCTTTGACTTCAATATTAGCCCAATGACGTGCGTAGTTGCTCAAATGGTGCCGGGTATTTATTGCAGAATAATCAAATCATACAAAATAAAGAATTGCACATCACGGGAATTTTGCAAAATAATCAAAAAAGATTTTCCCGGCGCGGTTTTAAGAGTTACCGCCGATCCTGCCGGTAATGCTCGAAATGCGAATTATGAATCAGTAAGCACTACGGGCCACGCTATATTGCGCCAATACTTAGGTATAGGACTTAACCAAATGGATAAGCCTATGTTGAATTTCAACAGACGTGACGCACATACGGAATTGCGAACGTTTTGTAACACGGTTTTACAAGAGCACCCAAATTTTAGCATCAACCCAAATTGGTGCGCTGATTTAATTGCAGACCTCGAAATGGCAACAACTGAGGAAGGCAGCGATAAGTTATATAAAACATCAGGTGATACCGAATTCGGCATGCATTTAACCGACTGTTTCATATATTTGCTTACTACTTATTTGAATTCTTACCTAAAAAGACAATTATAATGCACCCCGAACACCCAAACAAAACCCAACAACCGATTAAAGTAATTGGTGAACATAAATTTTATGACGTCCGAAATGCTGACCAAATACCACACACACGTTTCATAGTAGCGGAAGTACAAGAAATATTCATTAAAATGGGTATTTCTGAGGCTTTCTTATCTGAGATGATGGATGAATTGCTAAATGTAGCCCTTGACGGTAAACGCACGCCGGTTGAAGTTAAAAACGATGTCACAATCATTGCAAATAATATTAAAGGCCGTTTAGGTATGCTTTCAGAACGCACGGCATACGAGGAATTGGCATGCGTTTACTTTATGATGGATAACGAACCGATGGAGTACGATAAAGAATTCCAACAAAAAAAGAAATCGGTTTGGAGGGATGCCGGCGAACAAGATTTTTTTACAGTGTTGGCCTTCAGAATCACAAACAACTTGCAAACTATATCGGAGAAAGATATATTAAGCGCCTTGCTAGCAGTAAGCGAAAGAGTAGCCCAACTCCCACAACTGACATAGTAGAGATTATTCGTAAGCATATTGAGGAACGGAATTACATGATGTTTACGTTAGCAGACCGAGATCCGGTGAAAATAGCCGAGTTTTCAAAATGGTCATTGGAATCTATTTACCAATTCCTTTACGCGAACAATATTTATGCGAAAAAATTAGAAGACCGTGATAAAACCAAAAAAAATAGTAATTTTGGTAAATAATCATGAAAACAATAATCGTTATGAAAAATCTAATTCTATTCGCCGCGGCAATGATATTGCTAGCTGGTTTATTTTCTTGCCAAAAAAAGAAGGTTCGAAACTCAAATGTAACTTGCAATATTTACGAAATAAAAGTAAATGACGTGCAACAGCGTTACGACACTGTTTTAGCTTATACCCAACAAATTGAAACAACCAAAACAGCACAACAGATTGAAAATGAAATCAATTCTGCATCCGTTCACCCAATGAGTTATGTAGATTGCAATTAAAAAAATACAATGCCGAATATTCTTGACCAAATAGTGCGCGTTACTTGGGACACCAACGAAAAGGAACTAAACAGCCTTAATAAAGCAACGACCACTCAGGATAAACTATTGGAAGAATTGAAGCAAAAGGGCCGCCGTCTTGAGGAACAAATGACTAAGACAAACGACCCGAAAAAAGTAGCTGCATTTAATACTGAATTGCAAAAAACTAGGGAACAGTATAATAAGCAACAAGACGCGGTTAAATCACTTGCTAAACATCAGGCTGAGTTACATAAGCAATTGCGTGCAAATAACGACCCGCAAATCGTTAAAGGGCTACTCACCAACCTTCACAAAGTTGAGCAAGAACTCGATTCATTAACAGCTAAAACGGCAACTTTTGGCAATAAGATGGGCGGCCTTGGAAAGAATTTACTAAGTGTTGCAGGTGTGGGGGCCGGTGCGTTTGGTATTTATGAAATTGCACAAGGCTTAACAAGTCTATACGATGCCGCAAATGAGGAAGCCGCACAAGCTGAACAAGGTTTATTGAGCTTTCGTCAAACGCTTAAAAATATAGGTCGTGAAAACTTGTTTGATACCCTTGTTTCTCAGGCCGATGAATTGGCCAAAAAGTACCAAAATTTATTCGATAACGATGATATTTTAGCAGCACAAGCTAAATTTATCGAGGGAACAAAAGTAACTGAGGAACAACTTTCTAAACTCATTCCAATTGCGATCGAGTTAGCAGCTAAATTAGGAACCGACGTGACCACGGCAAGCGAAATGCTAGTGAACTCAATTATCGGCAGAACCTCGCCAGAATTAAAGCGCCTTGGATTAAACATGAAAGGCCTTGGCGATGAAACAAGTCGAGTGAATGAAATTACCGGTGACTTTGCTAAATTACTCGAGGGTTCGGTGTCAACAGCGTTACAAACGTCACAAGGCCAAACACAACAATTACGGCAAGAACTTGCAAACCTAGAAGAAACTTTAGGGGAAAAAACATTAAAATTAGAGCGCTTAGTAACGCGGTTAAAATTGTCAATTGCAAAGGGAATTGATAATTTATTAACAACTGACGAAGACAGACGAAATGCAGGTGTGCAACGAACAATGGAATCGTATTTCAAAGAGTACGAAAAGTTTTCCGCTGCGCGAATGAAAACCGAATACGCGAACAATAAAAAACGTGTATTTGAAGCCAATGTGATGCGTCGTGAATTAATTGCACTTTATGAACAATATGAGCAAACACCGCGAACAACACCGACATTAAGAAATCAAAGCGATAATTTATTTAGGCAGTATTACTACCTAAAACAACAGTATGAAATACTTTACCGCGAAGTTCAAGGCCAAACAAATGCATTAAATGCTTTTAATGGCGCTAAATCAACCGGTGCGCTTAATGCAAACGCAGGTAATGATGCAGAGCAAGAACAAGCGGCAACAAAGATTTACAAACCGACTAAAAAGAAAATTGAGTACGTAAGTAAAAATGATCCGGTAAAACTTACGTTTAAAATTGAAGAAGGTACTGAAAATCTTGACCAACAATCTAAAGAAATTGCAATCGGAAGGGAAAAGTATTATAAAACAATTTTTGAAAACTTAAATAAATACAACCCATCTAAAGAGTTAACCGATACGGAGGCCGCCGAACTTGAAAAGCAAATCAACAACCGCAAAAAGGCAAACGAAGAAAAGAAAAAGTCAGACGAGCAGCTATTGTCGGATGATGAACAATTACTTTTCAATAATACACTAAATCTTGCAAGCGCGGCACAAGCCCAATTAGACATTGAGCAGCGCAAAACGGATAAATTAATTGCGTTACAGGAAAAGCGAGTAGCCGCTGCCGAATCAAATAGTAAGGTTTCATTAAAAGTTGAGCAAGACCGTTTGAATGAGTTGCTGAAAAAGCGACAACAATATGAACGGTCACAGCGTGTAATTGATGCCGCCGTAATTACTGCAAATCAAGCGCTAGCAATTAGCGGGGCTATTTCGACAATCGCCAATTCAAAGAATCCGGTATTAATTGCCGCTAATGTAATCGCTATTTTAGCAGGTATCGCCTCCGTTGTTGGTTCTATTCGTTCAATAAATGCTGATACCGGATTTAAAGAAGGGGGTTTTACCGGTGATGGTCCTGCACACGAAGAATCTACCGCAATAGGTAAACGACCATACAAGTACCATAAACGCGAATTCGTAATGAATGAGGCGTTAACAGCAAAGCACCGTGATATGTTCGAAGGCTTACATAATAGTAAGTTATTAGTGAACCGGATGGATGACGGTAGTTATTATTTGTCTTCACGTGCAATAGATACGGATTCGGTTGTTGCCGATCATAACCGAATAAAGAACGATAATAACATGGCGCCTTTATTGTATGAAATTCAACAAATGAAGGCTATTCTATCACAACGCGAAGTGAACATCAATAACAATTTCGATGCCGACGGTTTTGGCCAATCAGTTGCTCACTCAATGGGCGCCACATTCTTAAAACAACAACGTAGAACACTAGGCTAATGAAAGTTGAATTATCACTAAATTGTAATGGCACATGGGTTGATTATTCGGCATGGGTTGACGTTTCAGAAATGAAAGTTAATAAGTCATTGGATAGTGCTAACGACCCGACACGTTCACAAACTAGTTCAATTGTTCTACAAGGTGAGGCATACCAATATTTCAGAACAAACATAATTGAATCACCAAATATTTACTCGAATTCAATTTGTGTGCGAATTACGGATAGTGTTTGCGGTGGTGAATACATCTACAAGGCTGATAACCGTAATTTAAAATGGTGCGAGAATGGGGAATGTAAACTAAGTTTAGACCTTGAGGAATACAGCCCTGAATTAGACTGCATCGCAAATACTTTACTTTCTAATAACGAATACGGTTTATTTCAATTGTACCCGGTTACAGGAAATCCGCACCCAAGGTTCAGGTATTGCGATATAATTAAGCCTACATGGTTTTTTGGCATGTTGGTCACGTTTTTCAACTCATTTGATTTGTTTATAGTATTTATAAACACTTTAATTATAACTCTAAATTCAGGGTTCAATATAATCAACGCGGCTATTGGCACTTCATTACCCACAATTGGCACTATTAATTTAATTACTGATAAATGGCTAGGGTGCGGGCGAGGTTATCCGGCACCGTTCATTCGCACTTACATTGATAATGTATGCAACATTTGCGGCGGAATTGACATAAATAGCGAAACTGCACCGATATTATATACAGAAGAAAGCCGGTATTATAATGCATGCTTATTAACCGCGTATTCAAAGAAGGGCGTTGATATGGATGGGAACCGTGATTATATCATGGCAAATAGCCCGTCATGGACACTTCGAGACCTATTCAGTAAAATAAAAGACTTTTGGAATGCACGGTGGTTTTATTATGACAATACACTATACTTTGAACGCAAAGATTTAATAGGTGAATTGATATGGGGCGCCGGTGTATATCATATCGACTTCACTACCGGCGATGATAAAGATAACTTGCAATCAGATATTTGTTTTGCATGGAACGGTGAAGGCAAGCCTAGTAGAATCAATATGAATTATGGAACCGATGCAAGCGACGCCATAGGAAATGAAAATTTAATACGGTTCAATGGTGAGTGGTTAGATTCTTCAGGTAATCCAAACTACAACGGATCAATTAAACGTGATTTAATAGAATTTGGCGCACCTTCATTTGTGTTGGATGGCCAAGATTCGCTTTATGATGCAAATATTGTCAAGGCGGTTGGGTCCGTTCTTAGTAATATGAAATTTGGTGGATGCCTTAAAACAATGGCAGATACTTGCCAACTTGCTAAAATATTGGTTTACGATGACGCTACCGATATCGGAGACGCCCGAACGGTTGGCACTCCTTATTTCCCTTATGCGTCACTATCTGAATTCGATGATGACAACGCGGTACATTTCCCAATAGCAATAACGGATGTTTACAACTACAATTATGCATTTAGCTTTTCACCGGCTGCAAATGGTATTTCAAAAAATCTTTGGCCATATCATGCAATTGACATGCCTAGTGATTCGAAGAAAACAAACATAAGTTTTGAGTTTAAGTTGAAATATTGTTGCGCGTATAATGCACTAGATTTATACCAATCAGTTAAATTTGAAAATGGATGGGATGGAGAAATTAACTATATTGATTTTGATTTCGCGAACCGTCTTGTAATTGTAAAGGGTAACGTAAAATAAAAAGAAATGAATAATATTTGGGAATTATCAAACACTCCGGATAACTGCAAACTATGTGCAAGTGATGATCCATTTTTTATTCCTTTTACGGATACAGATTTCTTTGCGTTACGTTTGCAAATACCTTATGCAATTGTTGATTTAGAAGGTGGCGGTTTACCATATGGGGCAAATTTTGTTTTCTCAATAGTTGATGAAACCGCTACAAACACATTACTAGCGCTAGGTAATGGGGCTTCAAATAAATTCAATTTAGGGGCCCGTGTAGACACTACGCTAAAACTTGCTGAATATCAAATTTACGCACCTATACCGTTTGCAGACGCGAACGGTGTGGGTCATCGTCACAAGTATATCACCGTTGCCGCAGGTGATTTAGTTCAAATTTCGGGAGGTGGTTATAGTGAATTGTTTTATGTGTCTCAGGATTCAATCCCTTATCCATTGTACATGATTAGTGCGACACGGTTAGGAATACCGGTAGATGCTGCAACGGTTGGAACATTGGTAGTATCGGTAAATGGAGCGCCTGTAACACCGGATGAAGTTTACCCTACAACGGTTGGGGTGGCAAGCGAAATATCATGTTTTAGATTTAATGTTACAATTACATACGGTGGTTCAGGTAATGTTTACGACTACTACACAAAGCCGTTTAAGCGCGTAAAATGTAACGAAGTTGTAAGATTAGAAGGCATTTACCCAACTGCTACAATAGACTGTGAACAACACATGCACACATTTACGGTTTGGAATTACGACATGTTTGCGAGTAATATGCTATTCGCTACCGTTGATGCTGATTTAACTGAAATCGCTAGCATGGTGAAAAAAACATACGGTAACAAATGTTTTAACTTCAAATCTGAAAAACAAAGGCGATTTTCTTTAAAGTCAAATCCAATGCCGAAATGGTATGCAGATGAAATTGAAAACATTTCACTAGCTAAGACTTTTTTAATCAATAATGTTGAATACTATCACCAAGAAGGTGAATCGATTTTTAAAGATTCAGACATCGAAAGTGTAAGTTTTCAAAATATAGACGTACTTTTGACACAATGCAAGTGTGAAAATGTTTTTGCGTGCTGAGTAATAATGTAAGGTTGCAAGCCGATTATTCACTTTAAAACACAAATAACATGTTCAGTACATGCAATTCAGCGTGTGTAGGTTCTGCAACGCTAACAAAAACAACGCAATGTGATACGTACGAGCGCTCCGAGGTGCCGGTACGGTTTCTTATTGCCAATTGTGATTTCGATTTCCCCGCCGGTGATTATGATGATGAAGCTCTTGCTGAATTAATTGAAGACGCTATTACAGCGGGCGATATTTCAGCAACTCCAGAGCTTGCCGATGTAGCATGGTCAGACCCTAATACGACCACTAAAAACTACAAAGCGCGTTGCCGTCCTGCAAGTACAATCGCAACTTCACGCGTATTGACTGCAAAGGATTTCACGGCAACCGATAAGAATGCCGCCGGCACATCTTCACCGTATGAAGACCGATTATTTTGGCAAAACAAATTGCAAGCTAAATCCACAGCTATACGCGGGTTTATTACTTGTGATGGTAAAATTTACTTGTTTCTTAACAAGAACGGTACATTTGCAAGCTATTCGGCTCACTTCTTCACGGGTTATGATACCGAGGTAGACGGTAAAAATGTTGAGTTTAAAAACTTGTCATTGACATTCTCAGGAGATCCGGTAAACTATACGTTACCTTATCTTGATATTGTTGCCGCAAATTCGGTTGACACATTGGGCTGGTTATTCCAATAATCACAAATTTTCAAAACAATTAAATTTAAAAAATCAAATGAAAAGATTAATTTTCTTCTTCGCGGTGATGCTGACACTTGCAACAGCAACAAACACATCAACGGCACAAATTACGTTGATTTCATCTATTGACGGTACTAAAACAGATACGCTAAGCGATGCGGGTACATTGTACTTTACAACTCCTATCAATGCTTTATTGTCAGAAAAAACCGGTGATTACCGTTTGCAGTTTTCGCAAACAAACATTTCCGGGACTTCTACATATAAAGTAATTTTACAGGGTAGTATCGATGGTACAAACTTCACAAATCTACATCAAGTAGCAGGAACTAACGGCGTTAATTGTGATACATTACAAGTAACCGCTGGCGCACCAGCTACGTGGATTTTTAACGCAAATAAAAATAGCGGTACAACAAATAAAGGTCGCTGTAAAGTTATTCGAGCGAAGTTTATTGGCACCGGAACGCAAAAGACGTACATTTACGGCGTTCAATTATTCCCTGAATATTAGTATAAAAACAAACCTCTAAAAATGGATTACAACGAATTCATTAAACAAAGAGCTAGCAAACAACACCCTCTGCATCCCGATCATTCGCGTGATGTAGAGGCGTGTCTTGCCGTTCAAATACATACAGAAGGCGCGCGACCTCGATACATGGGACGCACTCGATGGGTAGAGCCTGAAACCTATAAAAAGAAGTTTCAAACACTGTTTGAAAATAGGCTACTTAACAGGCATCCAAACGAGGCTCCGAGTATGTATAATTGGCGTTTATCCATTTTTAGCCCGGTCGCAAAAGAGATTTACAATAAGTTCATGAATATGTGCAAAGGCTCGTTACTCAATGCCAATTCATTTACTTTAGTCGTTGATTCTAATTTGCAAAAGGTAATTGAAACTAAGCCGGTAAACTATGAATACATTTTGGAGTTTATTCTGGAAAATCCAGTTTGCTACATTGGTGTAATGAACGCAAACGAGGCCCAAAGTACCAATGAAATGGCACTACCTGAATTGGTATGTGTCAAGTGCGAAGAAGTGTTAATGTATGATGGCAAAAGCATTGCCTTTGAACGTAATGGAATGGTTTATTTTATTGATTCTGAGGCTCAATACAATATCACAAAAAGCATTAAAACACCGCACAAATTCAATGTATTACCGTTTAGCCGCGAGGTAAACAGCTTTCTACAACCTTATCAAAATTGGGCTGACCAATTAGTGCGCAATCTTAGCGATGACGAAGCCATGGTTAAGAATTACTCTTACCCATACGTTCAGATAGTTGAAGAAAGTTGTAAGCCATGTGCAGGAACCGGTAAAATAGCGAATCCTGACGAAAAAGATTTATTAAACCTTACAGTTAATTGCGGTGTTTGTAAAGGAGCTGGCACAATAAGCCACAACCCGGGCGAATTCTTAACCATAGCAGAAGAAACCTTGGCAAGAAATGGCGGCACTATGCAAGACCGCGTTAAATTTATAACTCCCGACATCGGTATTCCCGAATACCACATGAAACGGTGGATGGAAATTTACAAACTTTGCGAAAACTCATTACATTTAAAATCGGTTGTTGACGGGGTGCAGTCCGGTGACGCTAAAAAAGAAGATAGAAAAGACCAATACTTTTTTATTCAATCAATTTCAAATTACTTGTTCGCTATTATTCGTAAAAACTTACGGTTCATGTCGTGGATGGTAAACCCAACGAACGGGCCACAAGAAACCATATTAATAGAGCCTAAGCAGTTCGACATCATGAGCGATTCTGATTTAATCAATGAGTTCGCTTCGCTTCAATCAAAAACAGACGATTCACAAACCCTAAGCGAATTAAATTATATTATCAATTCAAAAATTTACCGTGATGATCCGGTGCAAGCTAAAATAAATGATGTTCTTTATTTAGCCGACCCATTGTATGGCGTTTGGGGTAATGCGTTAAAATTAAAGTTATTGAGCGGCATTTATACCGACCCCGACAAAACAATTCATGAAAAAGGCTACATGGTCCTTAAACGAATTGCGGCGGAAATGACAAATGATGTGTTTAAAGTAACGGAGCCGGTGGTTTTAATGGACAAACTGATTGATAAAATAGCCGAAATGGTACAGGTTGGAATTTATGAGTAAAATCATTTCAGAAAACGACTTACTAAAAGAACAATTAACGCAGCGCCTTGTTGACGTTATGCCGAATATTGAAAAGTCGGTACTTGATGAAGTATTCAAAATACTCGATAATTTAGACACGTCAAACGGCGAATTTATAACGGGGCCGCTAACATTGGATAAATTACTAGAATTCTCAACGGCTATTGATAAAGCGCTTTCAACTTCGCGTTATGGGGAATCCGTAAATTTATTTATTGGTGATTTCGGGAAAGTAACCATAAATTCATCTACATTACTTGAAGACATTGGAGGTTATAGTATTCAGAAACTACCACTATCAGAAATTGAAAAGAAATGGAAATACAAGACTAGAACACAGCTATTGTCTTCAGGTGTCGCAAATGACTTTAAAACACCGATTTTAAACATATTAGATGAGGCCATAAGCTATGGCGGTTCAATCGATAGAGCGAAGAAAAACCTATCCGAATTTATTATAGGTAATCCAGACAAAGCAGGCCGGTTACAAAGCTATTCTACACAAATAAGCCGTGACGCAATTAGAGGCATGCAAGGCCAGCAATTTTCAAGTATTGCGGCAAATATTGGCGTTGCAGGATGGCGTTATGTTGGTGGTACTTTAAAAGATACTAGGGGACAGTGTTACCATTGGGTTCGTGAAATGAAAGGCTATATTCCAGATGACCAATTAGCAGAGGAAATAAGACTAGCCTATAAATACCAACGTGAAAAGAAAGTGATTGACGGCGTGCATAAATACGGCGGCATGATGGAAAACACAACAAAGAAAAACTTTGCATCAAATTGCGGTGGGTATAATTGCACACATACAGCGGCGCCGGTTATGAAGAAGCCTTAGTATCTCTATCTTTTTTCCACTCCAAAACGATTTCTTTTACAATATCTTCTTTTTTGAAGTCTTTATCTTGTGCGAGTAGTTCAATTTTCTTCATTCTTATTGCCTTTTCAAATTCGGCATCGACGTTGTTAAGTCTTAATGATGTAGCCATAATGCACAGTTTAACACATTTGCGCACAAATATAGATATAAAAGTGCAAACTATAACAAATAATTTTACACTATGGGACGCATTAAAAAAGACAAACCAGTACCAACTATTGAGGAACAATTAAAACCTGAACCCGAAACTGTTAAAGTCGAAACCGTAATTGATACAATTGCAGAACCGGTCGAAGAACCTGCTAAATCAAATGTAATCGTAGAAAAAGTAGAGGCCGTAAAACCTTTAGTAGTTTCTGAATCTCGCGTAGGAGGTGCTAATAGCACAAACAAGGTGCGATTAATGAAAGGTAGCAAATTAATTGCCGCCGCAGTTAGCCGACAATATGCCGAACGACTTGTAAAAGATAATCCGTCACTTTCAATTTTATAACATGGCACATAAAAAAGATAAATCAGAAACAATAGTTGATGAAACAATTGGTGGTGTGACTATTACTGAAGATACACCGATTATCGAAGTCGCTATGACCGAAACAATTGAAGAAGTGGCGCCTATCGTAAACGTTACACAATTCAATTTAAAGCCGGGCCAATGTGCCGTAAAGCGCAAAGACGGTAAAGGCGGAATTTGTATCGTTAATGAAAAATACATTGGTACTAAATACAGCCTTGATAAATACGAAGTTGTTGAATCAAAAAAAAAATAATCTTCAATATAAGGATGATGCACAGTAACACTGGATCATCAAATTGCGCAAACTGTGGAAACTAAACCCAAAAATATATGTCAAAAAAAATCAAACAATTATTACATACTTTAGGAGTTGAAAACGTTGACGAAACATTCGACGCATTAATGGTTGAAGACGATAATAATGAAGTGATTGAAACCGTGCTAGGTAGCGCTCAAACTTATGCACGCCCTTTCCTTGAATCAGAATTCAATACAAAGGAAGCCGAGGCCCGAAAAGGCTATAAAGGTAAGTACATGCGTGAAGCCTTTAACATTGCAAATAAGGAATTCGGGAACGTATTAACGAGCAAAGAAATTGATGATGTTTTGTTAAATCCTGCCAACAAAGACAAATCAACAAGTGCGTTATTTGCATTGCTAAAAACTAAGGCCGTAAATAAGGACACAACACCGGCTGCCGAAATCGAGCAAATGTTAAACAATGCAAACCAACGAATTCAGGATTTAGAAACTGAAAATAATTCACTTGAGGAAAACTACAAGACCAAATTAACATCCGAAATCAATAAATACAAACTTGACGGGAAATTGAGTGCGGAGTTAATTAGAATACTTGATGGCAAGACTACAATACCTGCCGCAAAAGCTGCCGAATTTGTCAAGTCGCAATTAAGCCAACGTGCAATATTAAAACTTCGTGACGATCAAAACATTGATTTGTTTGAAATCGAAAACGAGGAAGCGCCTTTAAAAAAGTCACCAACACAATTGTATAAACTCGATGAAATTGTAATGGACATTACTAATGAATACGGGCTTGTTCAAAAATCACATGGAAGCGACCCAATACCGGGCGGCGACCCAAAACCAAACACACCACCAAAACTTTCGGGGCTTGCCGCTAAAATGGAAGCCGCAATAAGTTAAAACATACTTGCAACCTTACTTAACACGTAAGAATAACTCAGGCCGGATTTAGCCTATTTAATAAATCAAAAATACTTAGGCCACGCCCAGCCTATTTAATGTGGCAAAATTTATTCATCTTTTAAAACATTAAAAATGGCAAATAATTGCACGCCTAATATTCAGGCGAAACTTATGGATTTGTACCGCTTAAACCGCGCTGCAAAACCTACCGGAATTATTGACCTAGCATTTTCCCGTGAAAACGGTGCAGAAGTGCAGGCCCAAATGATTCAGAAAAACGGTAAAAATTCACGTTATTCTATTACCTATGCAACCGCTGATTGTTCAGACCCAGTTGATACATTCGATTGCGAAAGTGCAAAAGACACGGCAGCTACATTGACTTCATGTTTAGACTTCACATCATTCGACGCGAAGTATATGGACAAATGGAAGCCGTTACCAATTGCTAACTTACGTGACCTTGGTTCAATGGAGGTTATGGACGTTTTCGCGGCTCGAATTTGGGACAACATGCAAAGCCTTAAAAACGCTATTTCAATTGCTGAAGTAGTCCGCCTTTGCTCTGCCGCCGGTTGCATCAATTCAGAAACGGACACACGTTTGCTTAAACTTACAAACGCGTTAGGTGCGCCTAATTTCTCGGTTGATACCGATATTCTTACCGATTTTGGTGATGCAGGATTCGGGGGTGCTACGCCGTTGCTTATCGGTAATCGTGAGGCATTGAAATTCAAACGCGCATTTGCAGCGGCTGGTTTAAATCAAGACGGTTTAAATCTTGCTCAAATGACGAATTTCCCAATTTTCTATGATAAGAATATCAATGATGATAACTGCTCGGCGGCCACTCCTGGCAATGCAGTTATGTTTGCATTATTACCTGGTATTTACAACTTACTTACATGGTCTGCAAACGCAGGTGTATTCGCATCTCGTCAAAGTCCTGAGCGTTGGGATGCTATCGACCCTACTCGATTAATTCAAGAAGGTTCAACGTATTCATATACAGTTGTAGAAGACCCCGCAACAGGTATGCTATTTGACTTGGATATTAAATTCGATACAACATGTAAAGAATGGCAGTATCACATGTCATGCCACTACAAAGGATTCAATTTACCGCTTACGGGCTGTAAAGATAGCTGCTTCAATGGTATCATCAAATATGATGTATGCCCTGACGTAGCGCCAACTTGCTAAACTTTTGGGTTAGTAGCGCAGAAAGGGCTAGCGATTAATTTCGTTGGCCCTTTTATTTTAAAATCATAATTTTACAAAATGAGTTGTTTAGAAAAAATAATTGGCATCATTAAGCCATGCGACACCACACAAGAGGAATCGATAAGTGGTTATTATGTGACCGATTATCCGGGCATAACTTTACAGGCGGCGGCAAATAGTGCCGATGAAAAGTATTTGACGGGCTATAATTACATCGTTGATTTACGGCGCCGGGCTATGTTACGACTGAATAACGACATCATTTCGTACATAAATGCAAACTACCGTGTAAATGGATTTTCATCAAGTGTTTGGAATAGTGGCGAATACGGAACGCAAGCCGAGGCGCAAGGTACAGAGGGGCAATTTAGAGGCGACGTTATTTACAAGCAAAACCCAAAATGCAAACTATACAAAATTGTAATTCCACGTATCAGAGTTTACTCAAATGAAACCATCGATACAACAATGGTTGTAAAAGATACGGCGGGAAAGGTGTACAATATTCCCGTGTCACTCGAAGAAGGTGTGATAAAAGAATTCACCGTTAATCTTAAAATTGAAGGCGCTGAGGCTCATATACTTTTACCAAGCAACATTTCAGTTTATCGAAATAAACCAAATTGCGGTGTAGGGTGCCACAACACAAAGAAAAGTGAATGTGTGCGCTCGATGGGCGTGAATAATGGCACTACAAATGATACCGAGGCTTACGGGATTGAAGCTGATGTATTATGCCAATGCGATTTATCGACAATTGCGTGCGATTTGGCTATGAATAGCCTTATAGGGCAATGTGCATTTGAATTGATAGGGGGTATGTTTTATGATGAACAAATAAAAAACAACCGTTTGAACTACCTTACAATTTACAAAGGTGAAGAGCTAAAACAACAAGCGGCGGCTTCATTCGACGCATATCGAATGTATTTCGAAAACGCTATGAAAGGAATTCGACAATATATAGTAAATTCAGACGGAGGTTGTAAGTGTGTTGATTGCTCAGGCGTTCAATTTAAAGCAAATATCTAATGTCTTTTACCGACATATCGAATCAATTAAAAGAACTTGGCAAAAACCTTGATGCTAAAATGCCGGGGTTAATTGCGACGGCTGCACTAGTTGAATTCGAAGCGGCATGGAAAGAAAGGATATTTGATAAGGGGTTAAAATCTGATGGATCTAAAATTGGCAATTACAGCACAAAGCCAGCGTATTTCAATAAAAACACGTTTATCAGGAAGTCGGCATTTAAACCACGCGGTAAAAATGGAGGCGAAACAAAAACAATGTTTTTACCGGGTGGATATTCTGAGTTCAGAGATATTCAAGGCCGCGAAACTGACCACATAAACTTAAAGTTTTCAGGAAGCGAAGAGCGCGCGTTTAGGATTTACAAATTTGGAAGCGAAGTGATATTTGGCAATGCAGACGATTTTGAACACAAGAAAATAGAAGGTCAAGAAGATGATTTTGGAGCTATATTTGAACCGTCAAAAGAAGAAGAAGACCTTTTAAATTCATTAATAACAGAACAATCAATATTGGTAGCAAATGGACAAAAATAAACTCGAATCTTTAAAAGATAGAATTCTAAAAGAATTTACGATTTATACAACCGGTTTCGCTAATATCGAAAACCCGGTTGATACCGATATTTATTTAGACGAAGAAGGCAATGGATATGTAGGTATTTCCGACACGTTGATAAATTCATTTTATATCCGATCGTTGAAAGAATCGACATATTCACCACTTGTTAGAGGGTGCCGCGTTCAATCATATCAAGTAACTACACAATGTCGTATAGTATCAGTACTTGAAAAGGTTTCAAATAGTTCACATGAAGAACTTTTGGTGAGTGTAGTAAGCGCTGAAGGTTACGCGGTTACAAAAGTGCTAAGTGACAAAACGAGCGTTTTTAAACAAGAAACAGGCACCAATAATATAAATAATCGTCTAAAAGATTTATCTTTGATTTCATGCGATTTTGAAGTGGTTGAAATTGTGCCGGTAAAACATTGTAAACAAGTAAACTGTGAATGCTAATGTGTTGTGATGAAGATGTAATATTTTTAGGCTGCTTTCAATCATGCGAGCCTATTCAAACCGAAATTGACCGCGATTATGAAGAATATTTGCGTGTTAAACAAGACTTCAACGGCGCTGTTATTAATCAACGATTTTTAGGAACTCTAAATGAAGGGAAACTAGTAATACCTTCCGGATTATTTAACGAAGATTACATGACGCAGTTTGAGTTATTAACCGATGCTGGCGAGCATATAGGATGCTATAAAATAAAGACATACCCTACTCAAACCTATGTGCAGAAATCAATTATACCAACTGTCAGCGTTTCTGATTATGAATGTATAGATGGTACTATTAGTTTTAATCTATCATTTTTATTTACCGCTATTGACCAAGAAAGGCTATTTAAAAACAGCTCTATTTTCAAAGTTGGTTTTATTGGAGGCTTGGTTACCGAATACGGTAATTTTAGCAATGGGCTAAACTATACAACCGGATTCTTTATTGAAAACATTGACAATTTACCGCGTCCGTTTGGGTGCAGCGTAATGATGCAAGCTGCTGACTGTTCAACTGATATAGTTATTTATCTTCAATCATATTCAAACATAAAAGATGAAAATTTAATACTTAATATTCCTCACCAAATAGTAACACCGGCATGACTATAACTTTTTTAATTGCATTTACTGTAACAAATTTTGCGGCTGTTGGCCTTGCTAAATTATACCTTGAATTAATACGCGAAGGTCAATTATTAGACTTCATGAATAAGCCTTTGAAGTGGGCCAAAGAACAAAAAAACAATTTTATTTACAAATCAATTGGCGGCTGCAAAATATGCACTATTCAACGGTTTTTAGATTTGTCGTTTATACTTGTTTGGATCATGGCAAGCGATATGAAATGGTATTACGCGTTCATATTTTATTGCTTATACGGCGGCATGGGTTACAATTTTGCGGTATTAACTGACGAAAAGAAACCGGCGCCAATTGTTAAATCAGAAAAAATAGAAATCAATGATTATTAGAACTATACCATCTGGAACTAACAACACTATTCTGACTTATGAAAGTGAAGAATACATAAACTTTACGTCATTTGATGCCGGAGACGAGTTTACTAAAGCAGGAGAAAAAATAAGCGGCACTTCATTTGTGATCGGCGAATATTTCACCAATACAGTGCAAGTTACCGCTGACGATACCGAGTATATAACCGACGATTTAGGTAATGTTTATTTTAAAGTATCAAGTTATTTAACACAAACAACAACCGCACCGAATAGAGCATGATTTATACTAATTTAGCAACAGGGGAACAATTAGAAGAATGTGAATTTCTTAATTATATCAATGCAAAGGAATTTGATTGTTGTAATTATAATGCAGTATGGATAACCAACAGCGCGTCAAGGAATGAATACGGATGGAAAGAATATTTTGAGGCTAACCCGCCGGAGTGCGGCACCGCGCCTGTTTTCACTGTACTGCCTTCAATCACCGGAAATAATTACGCAGGTCAAGTATTGACCTGCGACCCGGGCACAATTACAAGCGATACAACACCTACTTTATCTTACCAATGGTACAGAAACGCTACAACGGTTGGGACAAATTCAAGTACTTATACTTTAGTTTCAAATGATGAAGGTAATGACATTACATGCGTAGTTACTGCGACAAATGGACACGGTTCAACAAATGGTACAAGTAATGCTATTTTTATCGTTCCTGCCGAATATCAACTAGTACTTGCTAAAAACTTAACACTTTCGGGAACAAACCCAAGCGCGGCCACACAACGTCAACATTCGCTTGCATTATTAGCGGCTAAGGCTTCAGGCGCGTGGACTGATGCAGGCTATGTTTTATGCACTCAACACGACGGCTCCGAATCATTCGGTACAATCAATTGGAAGGATGTAAACGGCACTTTAGCAACATTAAACAACGGCACCCACATTCCAAACGTAGGGTATCAAGGGAATGGGGCTAACGCATGGATTTACACAGGGTATGACCAAAGCACCGACACAAACGCCACAACAACATCGTCTTCATTCGGTACAATTACAGATGACGCATTTGCTACAACTGGGGCGATAGGGGGTGTGATTTTCGGGGCGGTAGACGCTGGCGGTGCGCGTCAATTCTATATGTCAAATAGCGCTAGTACTGCGATTTGGTCAGGCCAAATATCGTCAGGAACATTGCGCACAACAACGAGTAAAGTTAAAACGGCCTATGCTTACGGTTTGGCTTATGATGGTACGAATGTTTCGGTTCATGTAGGGGACGATGTACAAACATTCGCACAGGCAAGCGGGCAAACAAAAGTAAATCAACGTGTTGGGGTCTTGGCACGTAAAACCTTAGCAAGTCAAGATCAATATACACGTGCCACCGTTGGATGGGTAATCGGAGGCAATAAAGACGCATTTGCAAAATGGAAAACAGTACTTGCAACATATTACCCATTAATACGACCTGCGAAACCAAGCTACACCAAAGTAGCGCATTATAAATTCACTGACTTATCTACATTATTTAGCGATTTGGCAAAAACAACGCTAGCTGGTGTTGGAGGGAGTGCGCGTGTTGCAGCTAATACGGTTGTTGGTTCAACGTTTGGCGACTTGATTGCACAGTCTACGGGCCATAGCCCAACGGTTTTAGCACCTACGTTGAATAGTTACAATGTTGTTCAATTTGATGGGGTTGACGATAACTACGATTTGCCTTCAGCGATAACCGGTGACTTTGCAGCAATATTTGTTTTTAAAAATCAAGATAGTGTAAATGGTTCACATATTATGTATGGGACTAAATACGTCACAATAACAGGTAGCGGGTATAGCGGGAATGTTGCACTTGGAGGCGAGTATGTGACGATTCATGCGCAGGGAGGTAGTAGCGTTGGTGCTATTAAATTAAAAAACCAAGGTAATACATGGAATGTAATAGGTATCGCTCGTTACGGAACTCAATTTTGGACAATAAATGGGCTAGGGCAGCAGAACAATGGTATCAATGCCACAACATTTGAATGGACTAAAATAGGGCTTGAATTCATAACGAATTGGCAGTTATATGGCCAA